CGATGCTTTTTTTTTGGAATATCAAGGCGGAACGATTGGAAACTTTGATACACTCTTTAATTCGAACGGAAGCGGCGGCGATGCGTTCGCTATCAAATGGGGTTGGTACGCAACCCTCATCCAACTTGCGCAAGACGACCTTCGACGCTTGGAGGAAGTTACGGAACTACCTACGCACGTCGTGTTTCAGCATTTGGCCTATTTAAAGGATTACGCGCTACAAATGAAAAAGAATGGTCACACTTAATACGTTCGTAAAACGATTCACGGACTTCGCGGCGAATCACTATTTCATCCGTTCGTTCTCGTTTGGCGCGCCGGAGGACGTCGATTTGTCGAAGGAAGGTTTGTACCCATTGATGCACGTTGTGTACACGGGGGCGACCTACGACGACGGCACGAAAACGCTTGACTTCGAAGTTTACATTTTGGATTTGCCGTCGCACTACGACAACAAAACCGAACGGCAAAAGGAAGTTGTAAGCGACGCGGAACAATGCGCGGAAGACGTCCTTGCGGACATCGCGAACGGGAACAACATCTTCATCGACGATGAGAATTACAACGTAACGAACGCCGTTGTAACGCCCCTTGCGGAAGAAGGTAGCAACGTCCTTGCGGGCGTCCTTCTCGATTTGTCAATTGAAATCCCTTACGACCGCTCCGCTTGCGACGCGCCAATTGACGGCGTCCTTCCCGAAGGCGGCGGGTTCGTGTATCAACGCCGCGGATTGCTTCGCGTACTGACGCAAAACGGCGCGGTCGACGTCGCGTCGGTGAATACGATTCGCGTTACAAACGGGACGCTCATTGACGAAGGCGGCGGGATTGTTTCGATTGATACGGGCGGGGTTGAGTTGCTTCGCGATTTGACCGATGTAAACCTTGCGGAAGCCCCGCTTGACCGCGAAGCGTTGGTGTACAACGAATCGTCGAACGAATGGATTGCCGCGGGTCCGGCGAAGTTGGATTTCCCCGTGTTCAACCCAAGCGGAACGGCAATCCCAATCGGGAAGGTTGTACGCTTCAACGGCGCGGTTCAGGGCGACCGCCCTTGCATCGTCCTTGCCTCCGCGACGGGACTTGACCCGAAGACAATTGTCGGTATTACAAGCGAACGAATCGAAGGCAATTCGCCCGGACACGTCCGCCCCTTCGGAACGATTTACCAAGTCAATACGGCGTCGTATTCGCTTGGGACAATCTTGTATATATCGACAACGGCGGGGGAACTGACGCCGCTTGTAACGACCGCTCCAACGCCGCGGATTCCGATTGCCGTTGTTACGCGCGTTCACGTCAACACGGGTCGAATCTTCGTGCGGACTTGGACGCCGGGGTTCAAATTGGGCGATTTGGACGACGTAGGATTGACCGCGCCGCCTCAACTGAACGAAGTCCTGACGTACGACGGCGCGAAATGGACAACGCGCAGTTTGGCAAGTATTCCGATTGTTTCGGGGACGCCGCCGCCGGGCGGATTCAAGGGCGTTTTCTATCAAGATTTGGCGGGCGATTTGACCGCGGACAACATTTTTACCTACAATTCCACAACGAACGTTGTTACGATTCCCGGCGTCGTAGTAACCACAATCAACGGACGGACCGCGGCGACCGATTACGCGAAACTTGACGGCATCCAAGCCGGGGCGGAAGTGAACGTGAACGCGGATTGGAACGCATCAACCGGGGACGCCGCGATTCTGAACAAACCGACGCTTGCGGCGGTCGCAACATCGGGGGCGTACGCGGACCTTACGGGCATTCCGTCCCTCGTTACTTCGGTCGGGGCAACCGCGCCGATAACAAGCACGGGAACTACGACGCCGACAATCGCAATCAACGCCGCGACCACAAGCGCGGCGGGTTCAATGTCCGCCGCTGACAAAACCAAACTCGACGGCATCGCCGCGGGCGCGCAAGTGAACGCAAACGCGTTCGGGACAATCGTTGTCGCGGGTTCTTCGAACGTCGTGGCGGACAACCCGTCGGGAACGTTGACGCTTGTTGCAGGGGCGAACATTACGTTGACCGCGAACGCGGGGACGGACGCAATTACAATCAATTCAACGGGCGGCGGCGGGGGTGGCGGCGTTGCATCCGTAACGGGAACCGCCCCGATTGTTTCGAGCGGGGGAACGAACCCGGCAATCAGTATCACTGCGGCGACAACGTCCGCGCCGGGGTCGATGAGCGCGGCGGATAAAACAAAATTGGACGGCATTACGTCCGGCGCGGCGGTCGCTTCGGTTACGGGAACGGCTCCAATCGTTTCGTCCGGCGGGACGTCGCCCGCAATTTCGATTTCAGCCGCCACGACGTCCGCCGCGGGTTCGATGTCTTCAGCCGATAAGACGAAGTTGGACGGCATCGCGGCAGGCGCAGAAGTAAACGTTCAGTCCGATTGGAACGCCGCAAGCGGCGACGCGCTGATTCTGAACAAGCCGACGATTCCAAGCCAATATTCCGTCGTGGTCAACCATACGACCACGACGTATCAATTGGCTTTGCAGGACGCAAACGAGTTTATGGTTTGCAATTCCGCGACGAACTTTACAATTACAATCCCGCTTAATTCGGTCGCGGCGTTCGCGGTTGGAACTGAAATCGCGTTTATGCAAGGAAGCACGGGAAGCGTTACAATTGTCGCGGCGTCGGGCGTTTCGTTGTTTACAAGCCAAACGGCAAAAACCGCAAAACAAAGCGCGGTTATTGCGATTAAGAAAATCGACACGGACGCTTGGGTTTGCGTCGGCGACCGCCTTGCAGTATGAACTTCTTTCATCACATAAGCAATTCGTATCAATCCCAAGCGACAATTGTAACGTCGGGCTTGGGGATTCATTACGATTTCCGCAACGCGGCTTGTTATCCCGGTTCCGGGAACGTTGTTACCGATTTAAGCGGAAATGGCCGAAGCCTTGTCTTTGTGAATTTGGCAACTTGGACGGGAACGTATTTTGATTTTGACGGCGTGAACGATTACGGGTCAATATCAAACATTGCTTCCGTTGATACGGCGGGAAGTGTTGGTTATTGGATTCGCTTGAATACAACATTAAGCACAACGTTATTGCAAAGAATCAGCGGAATAAATGCCAATTGGGAATTTGGGCGATTAGATGCGGGCGGCGAACCCGCGGCAACCGGTTGTTCCCCGGCAAACGTCCCGACGGCTTCGATTACGGCGGATTTAGGTACCTTCAATAACACGCACACAAACGGGGCGTTTTCATTTACGAATGCGGTTTGGGCAAATCTTGTCTTTACTTGGAGCATCGGGGGAACCGCTCAAACCTATATCAACGGGTCATTCGTTCATTCGTGCGCGCCCGTAAACGCCGCTCGAACCGGAACTTGGACAATAGGCAGAAGCCCCGGAAATACGGCGCGTTATTATTTCGGTCAATTGGGTTGGTTTACTTATTACAACCGCCAATTAAGCGGAACGGAAATCTTGCAGAATTTCAACGTAACAAAATCGAATTATGGGTATTAACATTTATCGGATTTACAACGCGGGCGACGTCTTGCCCGGCGATATTGAGCCGCCCCGATGGAGCGTTGACCATACAAAATGCATCGTTGAATTCGTGGTTTTACCTTCTGATGGATTGCCGACATACACGAAGGAACAAGCCTCAAACATTGCAAAGGGCGACGAATGGCAACCTACAATAAATGCGCACGGCGACGAAGTAAATAATTGACAATGAAGCAACGCGTTGAAAAGAAGTTGACCCGCGACATTCAGCGTCCCGGCGTTCACGCCAAAACGAAAACGTCGCGCCTGAAATCAAGCAAGAATTACAAGAAGGCGTACAAAGGTCAAGGACGTTGATAAACGCAATCCTGCAATACTTGGGTCCGGGAATGCCGCCGCCCTACAACCCGCGCGTCGATTTGAACGCGGACGGGTTTATTACAATTCTCGACCTTTTAATTGCCCTTGCATCGTATGGATAAGGAACTTTTGGCCGCTTGGGAAACGTTCGCGCAAAAGGTTGTCGAAGCATCGCAACGCGAACTTGGAACCCGACGAATCGGGAAGAATAAGAACTACGGCGTCGCGACGCGGACGCTTCAAAAATCGCTTGCGTTCGGGATTGTCAAGGACTCAAAACGGATTAACGGAATTCAGTTCTTCGCGACGGGCAAGGCGCAGAATTACGCGCCGTTTATCCATTGGGGCGTGAACGGAACGAACCAAAGCCGGGGTTCGATGTTCTCGTTTAAGACGAAGCAACCGCCGCGGGAAGCGGTCCTTCAATGGATGCGCGTTAAACCCGTCCGGCTTCGAAACAAGGACGGGCAATTTATCAAGCAAACCGAACGCGGCTTGAATTCCGCCGCGTTCCTCATCGCGCGTTCAATCAAACGTAAGGGAATCGAAGGCGTCCGTTATTTCGTTAGCGGATTCGAACACGCGATTGTAAAACACGGCGCGCCGCTTGCGCAAGCAATCGGGCAAAGCGCGGTCGAACGAATGACAATCCGCGTCAATTCAAGGTCCGCAAAGATTAAAATCTAATGGCAAGCACGTTCCTACAAACGCCCGGGGCGGACACGTTCAAACCCGCGGGGCAACACTTGATGTACGCCTTCGAAACGGACCTTGCGTACACAAGTACGTTTCGGTTTATTGTTTGGGTTTATGAGGATGGAACGCTTATCGGCAAATACTATTTAACGCCGAACGACAACGCGTCCGCGACGTTCGATTTGGGGCGCGTCATTCAGGGGCGATGCAAGGTCGACGATTCACGCAACGGCGTCCAAGGAATCATTCATTCCCCGAACGCGACGTTCGCGTTAACAAGCGGGACGAACAATATCCGCAAGTACGAAGTAAAACTTGGAGAATACACCGGGACCGAATCCGCGGTTCAGGCAACTGCGACGGGATACTTCTTCGACGGATACGAACAACTTTCGTCCGGAATGCATCCTTCGTTTTCGGATTATTACGGGACCGATTCGACGAAGAAATTTTGGTTGACCGACCGCGAAGTTGTCGGGGATTACATTGACCTTGAAGCGGCGGACGAAGACGAAGGGGTTGTCGCTTGCCTGATTCGCAACGCGGTTTTTTCGGGGGATTCGTTGATGTATGCCGTAACGAATACAAGCAACGTAACCACGACCACAACGCTAACGATTAACGCGGCGAACGGCGCGCAACTTCCTTCGGCAAGCACGACGAACGGGTTCCTGATGTACGCGCCGCTTATGCCCGTAAACGTCGAAGCAATTCCGTCCGTTTCGTTGACGAATTGGAAACAATACACGATTTATCCCGTTTCAGCGGGGACGCTTACGATTCGCGGGAAGGCAATTCGCGTTACAAGGAAATGCCCGGGCAACCGCAACGATTCGGTTTTGGTTGCGTTTAGCAATACGCGCGGCGGTTGGGATTATTTGCGGTTCTTCAACAATTCGTCGCGTACGATTCGGACGGAAGAAAAGACGTACAAGAAGGGCTTAATCGATTACACCGAATACGGCGTTTCATCGTGGAACACGTACGCGGCGGATGCGGTCCCGTATCAAAAGACGGCTTCGCAATCGTACACGCTGAACGGCTTGTTCGACGTCCCCGAGGCGAAGATGCTTCCCGTCCTGATGAAGGCGCGGCAAGTAATGGGGCGCGTTGATAACGCTTGGATTCCCTTACGCGTAACGGACACGGCGGCGTCCTATCAAGTACGGACATCCGGCAAGTTGACCCAAGCCACGATTAACGTTGAACTTGCCCAAACGTTGCGATGCTGACAATCCTTGCCCAACGTACCAATTGGTATCAATTGGATTTGTACGAAAACGAAGCGGTTAATTTGACGTATTCGTTTCAGGACGTACAAAAGGTGAACAATCCCGCGTCGGATTATTCGCAGACATTCCGCGTCCCGTTGACCGAACGCAACCAACGCGTTTTCGGGGCTTACGATTTGTCCCAAGTAATGCCCTTTGACATCAAGCGCAAAACGGAATGCGCGCTTCTTATCGGCGGCGTTGAAATAATGCGCGGGTTCTTGCAGGTCAAGAATTGGTACGTCCAAAAGGGACAATTTGTCGACCTCGAATTGGTATTTTTCGGCGGCGCGAAAACGCTTGCGTCCGCGATGGGCGATGCGAAGTTGAAGGATTTAAATTGGGCTTCCTTCAATCACGGAATCACGTATTCAAATGTTACGGATTCTTGGAACGGCAATTTGTATTCCGGGCAAATCAGGTACGGCGTTGTCGACCGCGGCGCGAATTGGCGTTCGGGCGGCGTAAACCCGTCAAGCACGGCGTTAGAACCGCGCGATTTGACGCCGTTTATTCGAGTTAAAACAATCGTCGAAAAGATATTTACGACGTACGGGTTCACGTTGCAATCATCGTTCTTGAACAACGCCGCGGCGATGTATATGATGCTTCACAACGGGAAGCGGGATTTGAAGTATACAATTGGTCAAGGGCAAGAAATCAAATTTTTCGCGGGATTCACAAGCAATACGACGTTCACGGCCCCTTCAGGTTGGACAACATTGCAGTTGTCGGACGGCGGGAATTTTTACGATTTGGGAAGCGATTTCGCCGCGGGTCAATGGCAAGTTCCTACGACGGGGTTGTACTTGATGCGCGGTTATTTGGCGTTTGATTTGTCAACGGCGGGCGCGACGTTGTCGCTTCGGATTACGAACGGAACAACTTCGTATACAATCCTCAATAACATAACCGACGCGGACACGTCCGTTGCTTGGGGACAAGTGATGCCGTACGGATACACGCTGAACGCAACCGCGGGTCAAACGTGGTACTTGCAATTTCAAATCAGCGCGGGCAACGTAACGTTTTACGCGGGCGCGACGAACGGATTGCTTGGAATCGGCGGCACGTCGTGGAACGTTTACGGCGTCTTCCCTTCGGCGTTGACGTTGGACGTCGCGCGCAATATGCCGGACATCCGTTGCGCGGATTTCTTGCTTGGGCTTCAACGTTGTTTCAACCTTGTATTCGTCCCGGACAAGTACGACAAAACGAAGATTTCGGTTGAGCCAATCAACGATTACTTGTCCGCGGGAACCGCGAAGGATTGGACAAACAAAATCGATTTGACGCAAGACATCGCCGTTTCTCCTACGTCGGACCTGCAACGCAAAACGTATACTTGGACGCATTCGGAAGGCGGCGACATAGTGAATCAGGCGTTCCAAGAATCAAGCGGGTTCACGTACGGGCGGCATCAAATCCTTGACCCGGCAAACGATTTTGCGCAAGGGGAAGAACTTGTTACAAGCGGCTTTTCGCCCTTCATCGCGAGTTACATTCCGGGGACGTCTTACAAGGCGTTGCGATTGCTGAAACGCGAAGGGGACGATTTGAGCATTGACAACCTCAAACCGCATCTTGCCTTTTGGAACGGGCAACTAAACATCAAGTTCCTAATCAAAAACGGCGGGACGGACACGTTAGAAAATTATCCGTTGTTTACTGCATACAACGGGACTTTGGGGGATTGCGCCGACGATTCGTTGATGTTCGGAATCGCGTTGCCGTTCTACCCAATTATTGCCAATCCGCAAGACACGCTATATTTCAAATATTGGTCCCAATATGTAATCGATATGTATTCAAGCGACGCGCGGATTTTGACCGCGAAGTTTCGCTTAAATACGCTTGATATTGGGGATTTCAATTGGAACGACGCTATCCGCTTGTACGGGAATGAATGGCGCGTTCTTGAAATCAGCGGCTTCGACGCGACGCAAGAAGGATGCGTAACAATCAAATTGTTGAAGCGATTGAACGCGGGACGCGATTGCGAAAATCTTCCGTACACGGGAAGGACGGGCAAGATTGAATTTACTGAACCGGACGGGACGGGAACGTTTTTGGGCGGTCGTGAATGTTGCGAGCGTTACGGATTTTTCTACGATTCTTCGACGGGCTTTTGCTATCAACCCGAATAAATGGACATAAGGAAACAAACCGATTTCGGTTACATCATCGACGCGATGCATTTCTTAAAAAAGCCGCGCCGAAAGAAATGGATTCGCCGATTGGACGGCGTTCTTGCGGCGTTGATTTATTACGGCTTCATCGTGTTTTGTTGGTGGCTAATGATATTCTTTTTCCTTTGGGTGAATGTCTAAAAAGAACAAGGTTGTAATTGACGTCGAAGCGAATACGACGAAACTTGATGCCGCCCTTGAAGCGTCGGAAAACGCCGTTGACAATTTAGGGAAGACGGGGCAACGGGTTGTCGGCGCGCTTGACAACGTGACGGGCGGGTTCGCTTCGCGCATCGTCGAATCGAGCGCGGGGATACGGCAACTTATCGCCGGATTGAACGCGACGAAAGTTGCGCTTGCGGCAACCGGAATCGGCTTATTCGTTACGGCGTTGGGTTCCCTCATTGCGTATTTCACGCAAACGGAACGCGGCGCGGAAATGCTCGAACGGGCGACCGCCGGATTGAAGGCAACGTTCGACGTTCTCGTTGGGGTTGTGGCAAAGGTTGGGGAAGGTATCGTAATGCTTTTCACGAAGCCGAAGGAAGCGTTAACGCAATTCGGTTCGCTTGTCAAGCAATACGTTCTTGACCAATTCCAAAATATCCTTGGGGGCGTTCAGGATTTGGCGTCCGCGGTCGGCAAGGTATTCGCCGGGGATTTCGCGGGCGCGGCGGAAGCGGCGAAGGCGGGCTTCGCGAAGGTCGGGGAAGCGGCGTTGAAACTGAACCCGATTACCGGCGTCGCAATCGCGGTCGCAAACGGCGTCGGACAAATCGCGAAGGAAGCGGGCAATGCGGCAACGGCGGCTTCGAACCTTGCCGCCCGGTTGCAGGAATTGGAGGACGCGGAAATTAGCCAAATCGCCGCGACCGCGAAGGCGCGCAAGCAAATCCGGGAACTTCGATTTATTGCGGACGATGAAACGAAATCCATCAACGAACGGATTGCGGCGGTCGAGAAGGCGACGCGGATTGAACAACAATTATTGACCGAACGCAAGCGAATTGCAAAAGAAAACTTATCCATCATAACGGAACAAAACCGCCTTGCACAACAAGCGGGGACGTTGCGCGATGAGGACCGACAAAAGCAAGCCGAAGCCCAAGCGGAAATCTACCGATTGGACGAAGAATCGTTTGCACTTCGGAAGCGGTTGCAGGGCGAACTTCAATCCCTACGCGGACAAGCACAAGCGGAAGTAGACGCGGCGAACAAGAAGGAAGCGGAAGACAACGCGAAGAAGGCGGAAGAAGAACGCAAAGCCGCCGAAGCGCAAGCCGCCGCCCTGCTTCAAATCGAAGGCGCGGTTTGGGAAGCGCGGGCGACGGAAGTTGAAAAGGAAGTAAAAGCAATTGAGGATAAGTACAACACGCTCGAAGCCCTTGCGATTGCAAACGGGATTTCGACGTTGGAAATCGAAGCCGCCCGCGTCGCTGAAATCGAAGCCCTCGAAGAACGGCAACGCGTAGCGAAGGCGGAAGCCGACAAAAAAGCGGCGGAAGACAAAGCCAAACTTGACGAAGAAGCGTCGAAGAAGGCGCAAGAAGAAGCCGACAAACAAGCCGCCGCGGATAAAGCGTTGTACGAATCGCGCAAGGCAATTGCGGGGAACACGATGCAGGCAATCGCCGCCCTTGCGGACGCGTTCACGAAGGGCGATGAAAAGCGCGCGAAGCGAAACTTTGCAATCAATAAGGCAATCGGGATTACCAATGCCGTAATCAGCACGGCGGAAGGGATAACGGCGGCGTTGACGGACAAAACGCAACCCTCGACAATTCTTCGAATCCTGCAAACGGCATCCGTCGCCGCAATCGGCGCGGCACAAATCGCGACAATCGCGAAGCAAAAGTTCCAACCCGGCGAAACCCCTCCGCCCCCAAGCGTCGGAGGAACCGGGGGCGGGGGCGGGGCATCCGTAACCGCGCCGCAAATCGACCTTTCGTTTATGGGGCAAGCGTCAAGCCAAACGGGACTTCGTTCGTACGTTTTGGCTTCGGAAGTGAGCAACGCCCAACAAGCAAACCAACGTATCAAAGACCAATCAACGCTTTTCGGATGACCATTTTTGAACTTGTGATTGACGAAGAATCGGACGCGTACGGAATTCAAGCGATTTCCCTTGTCGAATCCCCTGCAATCGAGGAAGATTTCGTTGCGTTGTCGGATGAATTTCGCTTTAAAGCGGTCGACAACGAACGCCGTATTGTGATGGGTCCGGCGTTGATTCCGGACAAGCCGATTTACCGAAGGAAAGGAGAAGAAGAATTCTTTATTTTCTTCTCGAAGGAAACGATTCGGCGCGCGATGGAACTTTATTTTAAGGCGGGGTTCCAAGCAAACGCTACGCTCGAACATCAAGCCCCGATTACGGGAACGACAATCGTAGAATCGTGGATTGTCGAAGGCGAACAAGACAAATCGCGGATGTACGGCTTGGATGTTCCACGTGGAACGTGGATGGTTTCAATGAAAATCGACGATGAAACGTTGTGGTCGGATTGGGTCAAAGGCGGGAAGGTCAAGGGCTTTTCAATCGAAGGATTGTTTACACGCAAGGAAGGCGAAACCCAATTGAGCGCGGCGTTTTCGTGGGACGCCTTCGAAGATTCGTTGACCGACCTTGTCAACATCCTGAATGAAAAATGTTATACCAACAAAACCTTGTAAAAATGGATTTGAAAACACGCGTTGCGAAGATGCTGATGAACGCCGCAACCGCCTTGTCCGCGGAGGCGCAAGCGTTCGCGTCCGCCGTCCTTGATAGTGGACAAACAATCCAAACCGAAGCGGAAGAATGGGCGGTTGGGGTTGCCGTTTTTGTCGTGAACGACGAAGGCGAACAAATTCCCTTGCCGGACGGCGATTACAACCTTGACAATGGCGTGAAATTCGTTGTCGCGGAAGGCGTCGTGGCGGAATGGATGGAACCGGAAGTTGAAACCGAAGCCGAAACCGAAACGGAAGTTGAAGCGGCGACGGATACCATTACGCGCGAAGAAGTTGAGCGGATGATTTCCGACGCAATCAACGGCGTTCAAGCGTCGATTGCAGAAAAGTTCGCGGAAAAGGAGCAAGCGATTGAAAACCTTGCGAAGCAACCCGCCGCAAAAGGCGTTCAGCGGATGAACAAGCCGAACCGCGTTCCCCTTTCCGATTTGGTCAATTTGTCGGAAGCCGAACGCGTCCGAATCCTTATGTCGAATTCTTAATTCCTGAATAAAAATGGCAAACATTACGGCCGCAACGGGAACCTACGCGGGCAAAGCCGCGCTTCCCTACGTTACACCCGCTATTATGGCGGCGGATTCAATCGTTAACAATTGGGTGAACCTGATTCCGAACGTCGTGGGTACGGCGGTCCTTCGGAAAATGTCGGGGGCTTCCCTACGTGCGCGGACTTGCGGGTTCGACGGCGGCGCGGCGACGCTTGGGGAAGTAATCCTTGCGACGACGAAGTTGGAAATCAAATTGCAGTTGTGCAATTCGAACTTGATTGCAACTTGGGAAGCGGATATGATGCGGGATTCTCGGACCGCGCCCGCGGACACGAACGAAGCATTGCTTCGCTACGTTATCGCGCAAGCGGCAAAGGACGTTGAAGTTGGTTTGTGGCGCGGCAATTACAATAGCGTGGACGGAAGCACGACGGGCGGAACGGCGGTTACTTATATGGACGGCTTCCTTGCAAAAATCACGGCCGCTTCCCCGACCGCTGAAAACGCTTTGGCGGGCGCAACGGATACTTCGGCAAACGCAACCGGCATCCTTCCGCGCCTTGCGGCTTTGGCGGCAAAAATCCCCGCCGACATCGCGGGCGACCCGGACACGTTGCTTTATATGTCGCCCGGAATGAAGGCGTTGTACTACGCGTCTTTGGGTTCAGCAAATGGTTCGTTGTACTTGCCGAACGAGCAAGTTTCGCAGTACGCCGGATACCGGATTGTAACGCCGCGCGGAATGCCCGCGGATACCTTCCTTTTCTCGAAGCCGGAAAACCTTGCGTTCGGAACGGATTTGACGGGCAACGATTTCGCTACGGCGGCGGCGGTTGTAAACCTGAACGATTCGACGCTTGAAGACGCAACGCGCGCGATGATTGCGATTACCGCGGGAACGCAATTGGTCGACCACGATTCGTACGCGGTTGCACGTCGTACGTCCTAATAAACCCGAAGAAGGGGACGGGCTTCGGTTCGTCCCCTAATTCCCAAAATTGAAACAATGGCTTGCACAATTACAATTTCGGGTCGGGGCATTCCTTGCCGCGATGCAATCGGCGGCGTAAAACGCGCTTGGATTGGAACGTTTGCGGACGGGATTTTTGGCAATCCGACCGCGGGCGCGATTACGGACGCAACTTCGGCGAAGATTGTGTACGGGTTTGACCTCGTCAAGAACGCGAGTCAGTTGACCCAAACAATCAACGCGGAAGCGTCGACGGGAAGCGTCTTTTATTCGCAGGTTTTCGAATGCACAATTCCAAAAATGGAGGCGGGCGTAAACGCGGAAATTGCGGATTTGGTCAAAGGGCATCTAATTGTCATTGTCGAAACGCTGAACGGCGACAAAGTGATTCTTGGACATACGAACGGATGTTTGGTAACGGGCGGCACGTTCGCAACCGGAACGAACCCCGGCGATTTGTACGGATATACGCTCACGTTCACGGCGGAAGAAAAGACGCCCGCGCCGTTCCTTACCGGAACGCAAACGTTGCTGACGTTCACGGCGGGCAACTAATGGGTCAAGGTTGAAAAAGGGACGGGGCTTCGGTCCCGTTCTTTTTTTCTCGTTATCGCGTTATACAAGAAATGCTTTATCTCAATCCTTTATCGGGCGAACAAATCTTGCATTTGACCTTGCAGGATGCCGCGCGGGATTACGCTTACACGCACTACCTTTTCAAGATAGTGAACCGCGTAACCGGGGAAGATTTGTATTTTGTCGCGGACGTTGAAACCGACAACCCAAGATATACGGCGATTCGAGTTCGGACGGATACCAATTCGACGAACAACGTCTTGATTTCTGAATTTGGCGAATGGGATTATTTCGTTTTTGTTCAGAATTCAAGCACGAACAAGGACCCGAACAACATTGCGGTTGTCGCACAAATCGAACAAGGAACCTTAAAAGTAAATGGGCCGACAATTACGACCTTCCCAACAATTACAATCCCCGATAACTTCGTCTATTACGAAGCGTAAGCAAACCGCGCACGTCCTTTCGTTATCGAAGTACGAAGCGCGGTCCTTTCGGGAAAAGGTAACGGACGAATTCGTTGCGTACGGGGACGATAATTTGTTCCCGCAATACTTGATTGAACTTTACCAATCAAGCCCGACGCATAACGCCCTTTGCAACACGATTGCCCAATTGATTTTCGGGCAAGGTTTCGACGTTCAGTCCCTCGAAGGGCGGTTGCTTTTCGAGCAATGGGACATTAACGACGAACTGCGAAAATGCGCGGTCGATTTGAAAGTTCAAGCCGGGTTTTACCTTGAAATTATTTGGTCGCTTGACCGCGCTACGATTGCGAACGTTCGGCATCTTCCGTTTGAAAACGTCCGTTCGGGGATTGCGAACGAAGACGAAGAAGTACAAACGTACTTTTATTCAAAAGATTGGTCGGGCAAGGAAGAACCCGAAGTTGTCCCGCGCTTCAACCCCAAGTTGAAGAACGAACAACCCGTTCAAATCCTTGCCGTTCATCCGTTCACAATCGGCGCGCAGTACTACGCGAAGCCGGATTATATCGGCGCGATTAACTACGTCGAACTTGAAAAAGAGATTTCCGTTTTCCATATAAACAACATCAAAAACGGGTTGTCGCCGTCGTTCGCAATTCACTTCTCGAACGGGGTTCCGGACGATGAAGAACGACGCCAAATCCGCAATAATATCGAACGGGAAACGACGGGTCCGCAGAACGCGGGCAAGTTTTTTATGACGTTCTCGGATTCGCCCGACCGACGCCCGTCTATTGAGCCGTTCCCGCTATCCGACGCGGACAAGCAATATCAATTTTTGTCGGAAGAAACGACGTCCAAAATAATGATTGGGCATCGCGTTACGAACCCGCAAATGTTCGGCGTTTTGGTTCCGGGGAAGTTGGGCGGCGGCGCGGAACTTGCGGAATCGGCGGAACAATTCGACGAACAAGTTGTTCAGCCAATGCGCGACCTTTTGATTGAAACGTGCACGCAACTTCTGCGGGCTTCGGGCGTTTCGGAAGAAGCGTTTGCGGTCGGCACGGCGGTCGAGGAAGCGAACGTTGAACAATCGTACACGGGCATTCAAGTAAGTTCAGCAATCGATATTATCGCGAAGGTTGGATTGGGTGAATTGACGCAAGCGCAAGCGATTCAATTGCTTGTTACGATGCTCCAATTCCCGCAAGAAGCCGCCGAACGGATGTTCGAGGAACCCGCGGAAACGATGCTTGCGAAGGTCGATTTGTCGGGCGCGTTCAATTACTTGTTGGACAAGGGCGAAACGATGGGGGACGATTGGGAATTGGTGGACGAACGCCCCGTTGATTACGAGAACGAACAAATCCTTGATTCGGCTTGGACGTTCGCACGGACTTTGCGCAACACGCCCGCGCGCGCTTCGGAACAAGACACGGAAATTATTCGAGTCCGCTACGCGTACGCCCCGACAACGCTTGCCGACGATGATTCGCGGGACTTTTGTTCGCGTATGATTGACGCGGCGAAGGTGTACCGAAAGGAAGACATCATTGCCGCGGGTTCGCAAGCCGTGAATCCCGGTTGGGGACCGAATGGGGCGGCGACGTATGACATTTGGTTGTACAAAGGCGGCGGTTCTTGTCGGCATTTTTGGATGCGGCAAACGTATTTGCAGAAGAACAACAAACTGATTTCCGTAAACGAAGCGCAACGGATTATCCGCGCCCTTCCGATTGATGACCGCAACCGGAATCGCCTTGAAGAAAACGACAAGCGCGTTGCGCAACGTCCGCGGGATATGAAGAACCGCGGATTCTTGAAACCCCGCAAATTCACAACGCCCCGATAAGATGCCCGAAGTACTTTTTGTTTCCCCGAATTACTTGAAGCGTACAACGATGCTTAACGGCGGCGTTGATGAAAATTACATTTCGCAAGCCGTCCTAATCGCGCAAGACAAAACGCTTCAATTGTATTTAGGTTCCGATTTGTACGACGCGCTACGTACGAAGGTTCAGAACAACACGCTTGCCGGGGCTTACTTGACGCTGATGGAAAACTACGTTCGCAAGGCGGCATCGTGGTGGACAATGGTCGAGTTATTGCCTACGTTGTACGTCAAAATCGACAACGGCGGGTTGGTCATTCGTTCAAGCGACAATACAAGCGCGATTTCGCAAGGCGATTTGCATCGGGAAATTGAGCGTTGCAGGCAGAACGCGAATTTCTACACGGCGCAAATGCACAAGTATTTGTGCCACAACGTTA